TACAGCTCCACCTAAAGTGACTGTCCCTGTCCCTGTGGTTGTGGTAGTCTCTTTGACTCTGTCGTTTACAACAAGTGCCATTCAACACTCCTTCTAAGCTATACGTATAATTGCATTAGAGGCATCAGCTGTAGGGAATACAATAGTAAAGTCCCCCGCTGTAGATGTTTTATCACCACCAAAATCTAACACTGCAACTGCTTTATCACTTTGTGTGTCGTTATAAATTAACGCACCACGAGCTGTAAGTGTAGCTGTTGAAAATGTTAAATCATTAAAATCTAATAACGCTGTAGTACTAGAAGATGTAGGAGCTACTGCAGTAAGTGCTGCACCTGCTGCTGTATATCCTGTTCCTGAAACTTCGTTAGAAGTTGTATATGCTGTAGTACCAGCACCTAAAGAAGCTGATGAAGTATATAATGCTAATTTAAAACTGTCAGCGTTCGTATTACCACGAGCTACTGTTGTACTAAATGCATGAATACCATTCAACAACTCAACTTTAAATGAAGTACACATTGCTTGCGAAATTGCCATTTTATATCTCCAAAAGTTTAGTTAATTCTGAATGCCCTGCCTTATGCAGTTTATTCGCTATGGTTGTATGATTAGACTTAATAGCCTGCTTCATATAAAACACTAGAACTTGTCTAATGCTATCTTTGTAAGCTTCTGCTTGTTCTTTCAATAAAGGGTTAGCATCTTTACCTACATAAATTATTTTTGCAAGAGCTAACTCTGCTACTTGCTCAGGTGTCATACCACCGTATGATGTAGTGTGCACATCATAGTCAACACCTTGTAATACTTCTGCTTGATTATCCATTTCTTACTGGTATCCTCTCTTGTCCACTTCTATAAGCATCACGTCTATTTTTACCATCACCTAAGTTTTTCAACAACTGCATGACTTCACTATACCTTGCTGTATATTGAGTTACTGTGTCTGCATCTTCTTTCATAAACGCAGCTGCCTCCAGTAATGCACCATAAAACAACGCAGTATCAAAGTTATCCCCCAACCAAGTATTACCAGCAGTAACAATAGTTTGTGGGTAATAGTAATAATGTAACTCAGCACTGTAATTAGCATCTGGTGTTGGTCCCAATATCATTGTTGTATCATCAAATATACCATAATATTCAGGTTTTCCATAGAACCCAGAGTCAGTATCAGGAAACGACTCTCTCACAAAGTTAACATCTTTATTCAAAAGATAAGTGTATTCGTTGTCACTATTTATAACAGCGATACTAAAGGTAGATAACCAATCACTAGGTAAAGAAAAATATTTATTACCAGATGTCATTGTGCCTGTTACGTTCTTACGTAAATCAGGTAACTGCACGGTATTATGTATACGTTGTTCAGCATTCTTAATAAATGTATTAATATCAGTCGTACTATAGTCATTCTCTGTGTACGATTTGATTGCTGCTACTAACTCGGTATAAGTCATTATGCCATTGGTCCTCTAGCTTTAGTTCCTTTTGTAGCTGCTCCGTTACCACGAGTAACCACACCTTCAGTCTTTACATCCTTTTCAGGATAACCACCTGTATTAGGATTAGCAACATTTTCAGGTTGTTTATAAGTTACCTTAGCTCCTTTTCTATCTTTGTTCATCATTTACTCCTAAGTTGTTGTAATAGTTACTGACCCTATCTGGCCATTACTTTCTAAATTATCTACTAATCCCTCTAATTGTAAAGGATTATTGAGTCCTACTGGGTCAAACCCATATTGATAACTCCTTTGTTCTTCTAGGTTTTTATCAGGTCTTGGGTCTTTTACTGCTTGTGGGTCATCTACAGGATACATACCTTGCATGTTCTGTGGATGGTCTGGTTCCCAACATTCCTTACAGACTTTTATATTGGTTTCTGTGGTTCTTATAAATAAGTCTTTTAGTTCTTTTAACTTATAACGAAAGCCACATCTGTCGCATTCGGCAATCGTATGTTTTGCTGATGCGTACTTACTCATTTACTTCTTCCTTGGTTTAGTATGTCCGTAGCCTTTTTTCTTTAAGGCTAAGTGTTTAGCCATAGTAGGGGCTTTTACACCTTTACCTGTCTTTTTGTCATACATCATATGAGACTTAAAAGCTTTTTTCTTCATAACCTTTTTCTTCATCTTCTCTCCTATATATGTTGTCTACGAGGTGCGAGTCTTAGAGTAGCTTTATCTCTATCTTCAGTTGAAGCTAATGCCCACTGCTCTTCGTACTCTTGTTTTAAAAACTGTGTTCTATCACCTGCTTGAGGTATCTTTAAACTTAAATAAAATGCAAGTCCTGCAACTAAACAAGGTAAAAACCTAAATGGTATATCTTGTGTGGTAACACCTGTGCCTGCATCTTCAATTCTTTTGAGTGCCCAATAGACAAATGTATAGCTGTTATCTTCTGGAGCTGGCCATACATTTATATTCGGTTGTGTTGCTTGTCTGTTTATCCATACCTGAACGGGTCTACCTGTTGTATTCTTATTAGGTATTGTTCCATAAGTAGGAGCTGATATTCTATTAATATTAATATCTTGTTGATTAGTACCTGTGCCTGTTCTAATAACTTGCTCAATTAAGTCAATCGTATCAGTAGGAAGATTGTAAGTTATAGTACCTGTGGTTAGAGAAAGAGTACCCTCTTCGATTGTCCAAAGATTAACACCTCGGTTAGCCCACTCTGCAGTAAGTAAGTTTAGACTTCTACGAGCAGTACGTAAGTCATACCCTGTACGCATCTCAGCACCACATCTTTCAAATGCTTCTTCTACAAGGTTGTTTAAATCTAAGTTAAACGTTGTTGTTCCTGATGTTGCCATTATACTATCCTTCCTCTTGTTCTACCACGTTTAGCAATTCCATCACCACGATGAGATTTAGTTTTTTTAACTATACCACCTTTTTTCTTTCTTATTTCAGGTCTCCCTTTATCAGGTACAAAGATAAGCCTTGATTCTTGACCTGGTTTGCTGATGTAACCTGCTTTGTATCCTTCAGGGACTTTTTGTTTTCTTTTTTTTGCGTTACGCTCTTTTATGTTCATTATGTTTTCTTCCTCTTTGTCCTTCTAAGTGCTGATACTCTACGTGGCTTACCAGCTGGTTGCCCAAGTCTTTTCTTTTGAGCAATACGTTTCTTCTTTTGAGCTGCCGTCATTTCTCCTGATGTCTTAGGAGTCTTGCTCGACACTCGTTTACTAGGTCTGCAGTAAGGTGTACCACGTTTATCACCTTTCTTACGACCACAGGCTTTACCTGTCTTTACATCCTTCCAGTCTTCCTTAAACCATCTTTTTAAAGCAAGACCTTTTTTAGTCTTACGGACAGCCATTATTTTTTCCTCTTTTTCTTGCCACCTGTGCCGTAGTTAGCAGCACCAACTTTACGACATTTAGCTATAGCACCTGAAGCATATGCACTAGGAAAAACTCTATATCTAGACTTGACCTTGTGATAACACGCATCTTTAGCACTACCACCTTTTTTAAAAGCGATTGGTTTAATCTTACCCATACCTCTAGATTTCATCATAATTAAGCCCTTGTTTTTCCTTTTATCGCAATACCATCACGAGGACATTTTTTAGTCATTCCACCATGTTTGTATTTCATAGCCATACCGCCACCCATCATTTTCTTACCTTTAGGCTTATCACCCATAGGTGTTGCTTTAGGCTTATCACCCATCTTTGGAAGTTTAGGTCTTCGTATTGGTTTAGGTTCTCCTCTCATAAGCAAATCTCTATATTTAGGTGCACGTTGTGCAGGTTTTAATCTGTCTCTTGGAGTTCCACCATCTTTCATTTTAACTTTACCACCAGCTTTCTTAAAGCCCATCTTGTTACGTACTTCTGTTGGTAACTTACCTAAGCTTTTCTTTTTATCCATTGGTACATCTTTCATAGCCATACCGCCATCCATCATCTTTTTAACCTTGCCGCCATAAGCCATTTTTTTAATCATACCGCCAGCTTTACGTTGACCAAATCTACCTGAAGCAGGTGTAGGTGCTTTCTTCTTTTTCTTCGCATGAATACCACCACCAGGAACAACGGGATTTCTAGATTTAGTAGTATCACGTTTACCTTTAACCATAGTAGCTTTAGAAACT